GGGCGGCGCCCCATCGCGGAGATGGCCCGGGAGGACAGGAGCGGGTCGAGCTCGACGAGGGTTTTTCGGTCCGCGGCGTCGCTGAGGTTGCGGCGACCCGTCTTGGCGTTGCGGGGGCTCAGGGCCGCCTCACACGCCTCTACGGAGGCTAGCCGTGCAGAGCCCCCGGCCGGTACCGGGGAGTCGCCGTCGGGGCTCTCCGGGGCCTCGGGGAAGGCGTCGGTGGCCAGCTCAGCGACCACAGTAGGGAGCTGCGCGGCGTCGGCCCCGAGCAGGGCCCGGGACGCGCGCTCGGCCGGCGGCTGGCTGGGGTCTTCCGACGTGCCCCCGGACTGAAGGCCGTACTGCCACTCGGCCACGATGTCGAAGACGCTCATAGCCTGGCCGTGCGTGGGCGAGGAGCCGGCGTGGTCGAACCACAGGGTTCGCTCCTCGTTGATCGGGGTCAACCCTGGCTGGCTCTGCGTGGAGTCCACGTGGACGAACCCGTTGCCGAGAGGGCGGTACGGGAGGTCGAACGCCTCGATCGCTTCCCCGAGCGTGTAGGCCCGGTTGAAGGCCCCGACCACGCCTGGGAGGGCGAGCGGGTCGCGGCGGCGCGCAGGGGCGTCAGCCTTAGGCCCCTGGTCCGCGGGCTTCTGGGGCTGCGGCTCCTCAGCCACGATGGGCTCGACGTCGATGGGCTCGCCGTGGCTTCGCCAGGACTGGAGGCCCAGGATCTCGGCCTCAGAGCCGGGGGCGATGTGTGGGAGGAAGAACCGGTGAGCGCCTGCGGCGGCGCTGGGGTCCAGCTCAACGCCCAGGGCAGTACCGGCCCAGCGGAACAGGCGCTTGTACTCATCGGGAGTCACGGGTCGGGAGATCAGGGCCACGACGCGCAGCCGCGGGGCGTCCTCTGTGTGAGAGGCGGTCGTGTAGGTCACCGCGTCCCAGCCCAGGGCGTCCACACGGCTGGGAACGTCCTGCGGGACCGCGGTGTCGAGGTCCAGCACGAGCGCCGTGTGGGACAGGACGTTGTTCGCGGTGGCCCGGTGGTTGCCGAGGGTGCCCACGAAGACGCCAGGCACGACGCGCGGGTCCTTCTCCATGAGGGGGGCGTCCTGCACGAAGTCCTCGACGGTGTCGAGGGTCCACTCGTCGGGGGAGTAGCGCCCGGACGCGAGGGGTCGGGCGACGTTGACGCGGAATGCGTTCTTGGGGGTCATCAGGTGGCTCCTGTAGTAGGGGTCGGTCGCGCCCCACGGTACCGAGATTGCTTGAAGTGGGTCAAGCGAGCACCCCTCGTTTTTGGTAACGAAACCTTTATAACCGCTACGTGGATTAAAGGAACCTGGGAAACCGGTAACGGAACGATCAACGTGTGTAACGCCGCCTGGGGCCCGCCGCGTCCTCCGGATCGGTTCAACCAAGCCAATCGCGGCGAACCAATCACCCCCGGCATCCGCAGAATCTCAACGAAAAACCCTATATACTACTATCTTCTACCTTCTTCTAGTAGTAAAAGTATAGAGAGAGAGAGTGTTATAAAAGGGTTATAATAGAGAATGTAGAGAAGTAATACGCGGGGAGAGCCGTTGGTGATCACACCCCAGGCGCTCCCGCGACCGGCTCNNNNTGACCCACGTCACGGTTGCCCTCTCCGGCCGGGGCGTGTACGCTGGAGCCATGACGCCGACCATGCCGCCCACGAGATGCACCCAGCCGGGGTGCTCTCGCCTGACCCCCTCGGGGTCGTCGCGGTGCCCCGCCCACGCGAACCGGGCCCCCTCGGCGCATACCCGGTGGCTCCAAGCCCACCCCTCCGACCGGGCCCCCTGGGCCTCCCTGCGTACCCGGACCCTCCAGGTGCACCCCTCCTGCCAGTGGCGGGGCTGCTCCGCCCCGAGCACCGAGGTGGACCACATCGTGGAGATCGCCGATGGGGGCGCCTTCCTCGACGAGGGAAATGTTCAAGCGCTCTGCCACGAGCACCACGAGCGCAAGACAGCAATCGCAGCAGCGAACCGAAAGCTGAAGAGCACTCGGCTCCGCAAGGCGAAGGGCAAAGCCGTTAAGCGCAAGCCGCGCATTCCACGCGACGCGGCATGGATTGCATAAAGCCTCAACGATCGAGGCACACACCAATTCAAAAAAGCAAAAAACATATTCAACATCGAGTCGAGAAACCGAAACGGCGACGGAGCCGAACGGGGATTGAAAACGGCGGAGGGGCGTTCCGCAAAAACAAAAACGCGCCAAAGGGCGGCGCGCCCGTCATTCCAAGCCAAAAATCTGGCATTCGGCCCCTCTTGCGCACGGGCGCGAGGCGTGCTAGGCTGGTCCCGCCGCCGGGCGCAGACCCATGACGAACCTCGAGGCACGAACCCACGGGGCAGCGCCAAGCGGTATAGGTCGAGGTCTAACCGCCCTCGGACGAGCCGCCCCCGCTCACAAATCGGGGGCACACAAACTTACCAACCGATTCATCCCGAGGAGCCGACGATGAGCCGCAAAGCCGGTCAGAGCGTGAGCGACGCCCGCCTGCCGCGCGGGCTCCGGCTCGTGGACGACTCCGTGCCGGAGAAGGCCACGATGCACACCGCGGCCGCGCTACCCCGCGACGCCGCTCGGCTCGCGCCGCCCTCGACGCTGAGGGATGACCTCCACCCCCTGTGGGACGAGATCACGGGCTCGCTACACGCGAGCGGCCTCCTGGCCGCCGCGGACACCACGATGGTGTCTCTGCTCGTGCAGGAGCTCGAGCTCTACACAATCGCGGTCGGCACGGCCCGCGCGGAGGGCGTGATCCTCTACAGCGAGAAGGGCACACCGGTCGCCAACCCGGCGTTCTCCATCGCATCGACGCACGCTCGCGTCATCGAGGGGCTGTGCAAGACGATGGGCCTGACCTTCGTGGCTCGCGCGGCGATGGACGCGCCTGAGTCCGTGAAGGCGAAGGCTGGCAACCCGTTCGCCGTCTAGCCTGATCCCATGCCAGCCGTTACAACTTCAGACCGCGCACGCGCCCACGGGCTGTCTCCTGAGGTCCGCTGGTACTGCGAGAGCCGCGGCTACGAGGTCCCCGAGTGGACGAAGCCGCTGTGGCGCACCCCCGAGCCCGGCGAGGAGCAGGGCGCCCGCTTCGACCCCGCTCGAGTTGACCGTGTGATCGCCGCGCTGCGGGCGCTGCGGCACACACAGGGTGAATGGGCCGGCAAGCCGCTGGAGCCGTCCCCATGGCAGGTGGCCTACGTCCTGGCCCCGATCTTCGGGTGGGTGATCGAGGACGCAGACGGCAAGACCGTCAGGTGGTACCGCGACGCCTGGGTGGAGGTCCCCCGCAAGAACGGCAAGACCACCCTGAGCGCAGCCATCATGGTCTACCTGGCTTTCGCCGACGGCGAGGGTGGCGCGCAGGTGCTCCTCGCCGCCGGCTCGAAGGATCAGGCGCGCCTCGCCTACGATCCGATCGCGCTCGCGGTCGGTGCGTCGCCGCAGATGGTTGACGCGGGCGTGCGTGCCTGGAAGTCGAAGATCATTCGCGCGGCCGACGGCGCGGTCATCAAGCCCGTCGCCAGCGTCGGGGACACGCTTCAGGGGACGAACCCGCATGGCTACCTGGCCGATGAGATGCACGTCCACAAGGACCTAGATCTGATCCAGTCGCTCGAGACTGGAACCGGCGCGCGCCGTCAGCCGCTCGGCTTCGTCATCACGACGGCGGACGCCGGCGGAACCATGACGCCCTACGCCGTCCGCAGGTCGAGGGCGGAGAGCGACTGCCGCGGTGAGCCGTCTCGGCGCTACGTGGTGATCTTCGCTGCGCCGAGGGGTGCGGACCCGTTCGACGAGGAGACGTGGAAGCGGGCCAACCCCGGATACGGCGTCTCGCCCACGCGCGAGTCGATGCGCGCTGCGGCCGAGGAGGCCAAGACCGGCCCCGAGGAGCGGGCCGCATTCGAGCGCCTGCGGCTCAACCGCCGCCTGAAGCAGTCGGCCCGGTACATCGACCTACCCAAATGGGATCGAAGCGCTCCTACACCGTTCAGAACGCTTCAGGACCTGGCTGGGCGCCCGGTTGTGGGCGGCCTGGACCTCGCGAGCGTCTCAGACCTCGCGGCGCTGTGCTGGCTCACGCCGCGGCTCCCTGGTGACCCGAAGGGGACCCCGCTGTGGTCAGCCGTGTGGCGCACGTGGACGCCCGAGGAGAATCTCAGGGCGCTGGACAAGCGCACGCTCGGCGCCGCCTCGCGGTGGGTGGAGCAGGGCCTCCTCGAGCTCACGCCAGGAGACGTGCTGGACTACGACGTCGTGCAGCGCCGCATCGAGGAGGACGACCGCGAGATGCAGGTCGAGGCGATCGGCTTCGACCCGTGGTCGGCCACGCAGCTCTCGACGTCGCTGTACGGCCAGGGGCTCCCCATGGTCAAGGTTCGGCAGGGCTACGCCTCGATGAGTGCTCCGCTGAAGCGGATGAAGGCGCTGGTCTACATGCGGGACCTTGGCCACGACAACCCAATCGCGGACTGGTGCATCGACAACCTCGCCGTGGCCCGCGACCCCTCGGGGAACGTGAAGCCCGACAAGGCGAAGTCCGGAGAGAAAATCGACCTAGTGGCTGCGTTGGTGACCGCGATGAGCCAGGCGATGATCTTCGACGCCGAGAAGGAGGCTCAGGCCGCCAGCGAGGAGCACGGCGCCGGCTTCCTGGTGTGATTCACCGTAGGATTGACCCATGACACCAACCCGCATGACCGTTGCGCTGACTGACGACACGCAGTTGTCAGTCCGAATCCGACCGATAAGTCTTCTTCTGTGGCGCGTTAAGCGCGTGCTCCGGCTGGAGGCTGAGCTGGATGGGGAGCAATTGACCATGTGGGTGCCATGGAGAAGCGTGCTGGCTGTCGCCATCGCGCCGGAGGAGGAGATCGACTAATGGCGCTGACGGCTAAGGGCGGAGCGCTCGCCCGCCTGACGGTGGCTGATCCGCCGATCACGTTGCGTAGCGTGCGCGGCCGCTCCGCGACTGCGGGGTCTGTGGCTGGGATGAGCATCCGCGGCGTGTGGGAGAGCCAGCCGAGCGTGCGCAAGGTCGTGTCGTTCATGGCGAGCACGGTCGCAGCGCTCCCGTGGCGCGTCTACCGCGCTGAGGACGGGGGCCGGGAGCGGCTGTACGACTCCCCGGCCGAGACTCTTGTGCGCAGGCCCACACGGTTCACATCTTCTGCGGACCTTGTGACAGGTCTCGCGCTTGATTGGCTGCTGTACGGCTCGGCTTGCGCAGTGCTGGTTGACGAGGAGATCGTCCGCGTCCCCGCGCCGCTGCTCATGCTCAGCACGGACGTGTTCGGCCGGGTGAACGACGTCGCCACGGTCGCCGGCGGTGAGACGGTCAGCCTGTCCGACCTCCCCGTGGCGCTCATGCACGGCTGGGACCCGGACGGCTCCGGCGCGGTCGCCCCTGTGCGCACGCTGCGCGCCCTGCTGGCCGAGCTCAGCGAGGCGGAGGGGTGGCGCCGCCGCATGTGGACCGACGTCCCGCGCGTGTCCGCTCAGGTGACTCGCCCCAAGGACGCCCCGCGCTGGTCGGATGAGAAGCGTGAGCGCTTCCTACAGGCCATGGCGGACTTTAAGTCATCGACGTCGGGTGGCTCCATCCCGGTGATGGAGGACGGCATGAAGCTGGAGAGCGCGCCACAGGTGCAGCCCGACCTCTCCAGCGCCTCGAGCGTGCGCACGCTCACCGACATCGAGGTGGCCGGGTACTTCGGCGTACCGCCGGAGCTGCTCGGCATGCGCGAGGCCAACTACGGCGGCTACGCGGCCCTGCGACGCGATCTGTACACCCGCGTGCTCGGCCCACTCATCGGCCGGATCGAGGATGCGCTGAACGCCGAGATCGTCCCCATGCTCGCCGGTGGCGACACCTCCGTCTACGGCGTGCTCGACCGCACGGAGGCCCAGGACGGCACGCTGCTCGAGCGCGTCCAGGCGCTTCAGTCCGCCACCGGCGGCCCAGTGATGACGCGCGCCGAGGCCCGAGAGCGCCTTGACCTGCCCTACCTCGAGGGCACGGAGGAGCTCATCGTCCCGCTGAACGTAATCCAGGGAGGCCAGGCCAGCCCCACGGACTCCGGATCTCAGAACCTCAACGGCTCGGACACGAACCAGCTCGACCACCGCCAGCAGGGAGAGGCCGCTGAGGAGGGGAAGTCTCTGGCCCCAAAAGCACGCATGGTCTTGAAGGCTGTGACTTCAAGACCGTCGCCTTCGATTCTGGAGCAGATGCGGCGGGCCTACGTCGATGAGCTTCAGCGTGAGGGGTTGAGCGAGGCCGCCGTCGAAACACTGGCTGACCGCATCGAGCCGTTCCTCGCCGAGCAGGCCATCGAGGCCGCCAACGGCGTGATTCTCCGCTCCGGTACCGGCACGGAGACGATCGGCCGCGGGGCGATTCGGAACTACATCCGGCAGATGGCCGAGGGCAAGGCCGGCGCCGCCGTTGAGGCCGCGATGCGCCTCCTGGGCGCCGTGTCAGGAGACGATGCCGCCCAGGACACTGCACGGGAGACCATCGAGGACCTCCTCTCCGAGGACCGCCTCGGTCTGTGGGCGGACGCCTCGACGAAGGACGCCACGGGCTTCGGCTCTCAGGAGGGCGCACGGCGCTCCGGCGCAGTGCGGAAGATGTGGGTCCACAACGGGTCGAGTCACCCGCGCGCGGATCACGCCGCGATGAACGGTGAGACGGTGGACATGGACGACACGTTCTCCAACGGGATGCGCTGGCCGCACGACTGGGGCGGTGGGGACGCCGACGACATCGTGGGCTGCAACTGCGATATCGCTTACGTGTGGTGAACCGTAGGCTTAGACTATGAAGCGAACCGTTCAGAAGCACGCCCGCGCTTGTATCACCGTGGGTACAAGCAAGGCCGCAGCCGGCCGACGCCGCGAGGACGAGAAGCCCGAGGACGAG